ACCACCACCGATCGATAAGGTACAGAAGAAACTTGATCAACCGTTTGATGTATAGCCTTTGCGAGCTGTCCCTCGTCTATCGAATCGAGAGCTAGCCCGGCATCCTGCACAGCCTTGACCAACTCCCGCTGCAACATATTGAAATAGCTGGCCAGCATTGGAGTGGCCGACTCGCCTGTTCCAGGGTTACCAGGGCGCCATTCGCCCTCGGTGGTGGTTCGGTCTGTGTATGCGCTTATTTTTTCCACTGTGTTACTCCTATTGCTCTAAATAACCGATTTGTAAAATCTGCCAACTTGGCGCCGCTGCACGTAAGGCGCATTCGATCAATGCATTGCCCCAGGATCTGAGGGGGTCGCCGATCTGGGCTTCGTCAACTACGGATTCGCGCACGACACCGCCCGGCAGCAGCACGCGGAAGGTGGAATCCCAGTCACTGCCATTAATGTCATCACCGATCACAGCGCCCTGGTGGCCCGTGGCTGTATCCACTTCCACCGTCGCCTGGCGCAGCTCGATCACTTGGGCGCCTTCGTAGCCCAGCCCCGCAGCAATCTCTGCGTAGTCAGCAGCGCGCATTCCGCCCTGTGATACAACGCGGCCTACCAGCGCAGCCCGCCGGTCAGCCATGGATTGAACGTTTGGTGCGCACTCACTTGGCAAGCCGTAGCTGGCTTCCCACTCGTCGAACAAATACAGTGCTCGTCGCGGGTCTGCATCAACGAGCAGATCCGCGCTTTGGGCGTCAACCCGAGCGAACTCCAATGCGGAACCACCCAGCAGGCGCTGCACGTTGCTTTCTGGATCTACTGGCCATGCCATTCCCTGCGGCAGAAGGCTAAACAGCAGGCTCTGGTAGTCTTGGTCGGTTAAGCTCACAGCCATTGAATGGTGCCCCAGATTGGTAGCTCACCCGCGCCGTAGATCACGTTATCCATGGGCCATTGCAAGTCGTAGTCTTCAATGCCAGCCGCCGAACTGATTGCATGGCGTACGCGGGTGATCAGCAGAGTGCCACCGGGCTCATTCTCTCGCTCGATCAGATCCTGCAAGCTTGCAGCAACAGACGCGCGCACCTCTTGCGTGTCTGGAACCACCGCCAATTGCGGCGCAAAATCCACCGGCGTTGGTGCGATCACGTACAGGTGTGCACCTACGTTTTTCACTTGCGTGATGTAGTCGAACACGCTGTCCAGCAGCTGTTGAGATGGTAGCGGCCCGTCTGCGGCATCATCCGCCATAATGCGGATAACCACTGACCCAGCCCCCATGCCGCGCGGGCTTTCCCAGGCACGGGTTACGCCCGGCACTTCAAGCGCCCAGCTTTCCCAGTCGCCCATGGCACCGCCACGCGGAACACGTGCCCGGCGCCGCAGAATACGGTCGCGCCAAGTACTGGGCACCTCTAAATCTGCGCCGCCCTGCAGCCCATTGATGCCTACCAGGGCTGCGCTATTTACTCCGGGCAATGGGGAAACGAGGCTCAGCTCTGCACCAGACGACTGATCAGCCGCCGCTCCGGCTTGAACCGCCGCTACGGACGCCGTGGCAGTGCCAGCCGATATCGTTGCTTCAGCAGTGGTCACGTACTCCAGGCCGTCCACTTGCACCGTGGTTCCGGTGACGATTACCGCGCCATTAGTGCCGCTGAATACAACGCTGCCGCTTGCCTTGGCCGCCTGGCGGCGAGGTACTCCGGCGCTGTGCAGGTGCACCAGGTCGTCGTCGCATGTTTCGGGGAACAGCTGGCGCTCAAGCCACTGCAGATACCCGTACAGGCCATGCGTTACGCCGGCTTGGCTTGTTGCCAGCGCCTGAGTAACGCGCACAGCCAGTGCTGCCTGCGAACCGGGCAGCCGCGACAGCAGATCCTGGTCAACCCGCGCCATCAAATCCGTCAATGAAGGCCGTTTATATCCCATCTAACCCTCCGTTATGCGGCGTTCAGCCACACGTAGTCGAATTGCCGTTCCAGCACAGCACCATCGCCGCGACGGATAACCACCCGCAGCCCCAAAGTGTTGCGGCGCAGATGCCAGGCCTCCACTTCTACCGCTTCGGCTACCGCGTCTTCAATCAGCCAGGCCAGAGCTTCCTCGGCATATTCCCGCGCGCGGCGTAACACTTCGGCCTGTTCTTTTTCCCGGCTCAAAAGCCACAGCCGGGAACCGTGGGGGCGGTCGCGGTAAGCGTCTGCCCAGTAACCGCGCCGATCACTGCTGCCGTCTGGCAGGCGATCTTCTTCCAAGGCGCGGCGATCGGTAAACAGCGACAGAATCACCGCCGTTTGAAGGCTTTCGTCACGCGCAAGATCGCCATCTTCCAGGGCCAGATCAAAGCGCTTGTCGCCTGCATCGTATTTCAGTGCGAAGTCCATTAGCTCATGCCTTGGTTCGGCGGATTTGTCGGGCCGCCGTTGTCGTTCTCGACATGGTTGTGCCCGTTATAGGTGTCGCGCATGCCCTGTATCGTGCCCCTCGGATCGGCCACCGACGTGGCAGAAGACAAGGCGCCCGCGAACTCACCTGTGCCGTTCACGACCAGGTTGCCGTTGATGGTTACGTTGCCGTCGTGAGTCGTGGTGGCCGTGATGTGGCAAGTCGGCGCGGTCACCTCCAGGTGCTGAACCGCCTGCACCTGGATCTTGTCGCGCTTGAACACAATCACGTTGCCCAGGTCGTCGTACATGGCCACCTCGCCTTGGGCCAACTGTTTCAGCCGGTACCGGCGGTCGTCGATGGCCAGCGCGACCAGGTGCGCCCGGGCACCGCCCACGGCGGCCACAACCGCTTCGGCGCCTGGGTGCGGGTGGCTGGTGTAGCCGTATTCCTGAAAGCGCTCAGCCCACGCGGGCTCACCGCCCAGCAGTGACACTTGTACCCGCTGCAGCTTCAGGCTGTCGTCTACCAAATTCAGCACGCCGCGTGAGACCAGCAGGCGGATGCGCCGCCACACGGGTCCCATCAGCCGCTGCCATGTACGTCTTTGATCTACCATTACCACCCCCATCCGGCCGGAGTACCGCTACCACCGTCCGTTTTGGACTCAGGTTCCGGCACCGGCACAGGCTCGAAAGCCGCCGGCGGCGCCACGCGCAGTTCAGCCGTGCGCCCCTGATCGCTCTCAATAAGTTGAACGTCACTGATCAGCAGCTGCTCGTCCAGCCCCAGATAGGCATCGCGCACATGAACCAGGTCACCCGGTCGCCACACGCCTTGCTCGTGGCGCCACGTGCCCACGGTGTAGGTCACGCCCCGGCCCCTGGCCCAGCGCATCCGCGCTTCCAGTTCTGCCCGGGCTTTGCAGTCGGCGGCGTCGGCGGGGGTATCGCACACAATTAAGGTGGTTCGCGGCGCACGAATGCGGGGGTCGTTCACCTGGGCCGTTGGGCCTGCGGCATCCTCTCCGCTCCAGCTGTCTGAACCTGGCGTTTGGCCGTGAACGATGTAGCTGTTAAACCGATCGATGTTACTGAACACGCCAGAACCCTTGCGAATATTGCCGCCCAGCTCCAAAGGCGTGCTGACCTCGCGCTGCACCGCGTGCACGATCACCAGGTGGCCCTGGGCGTCGCTTACAATGCGCGCACCGCGGATCTGGGCCGCGCGCTCGATGGCCTCGGCGATTGGTTGGCCATCTTCCAGGGCGAACTCGCGGAAGGGCTTGCTTGCGCCCACGGTATCAATCACGTCTATGCCGTAGGGCGCAGCCAGGGCGGTGGCGATCTGCACCAGGGTTTGGCCATCAAAACGCTGGTCTTTGCCGCTGCAATCAATCAGGTCTGCGGCCTTACTGCGGCCACTGGCCGCGATGGTGTGGCTGGTCGCGTCGTAATCTGGCAGCACTTCGTCCAGGTAGCCGGTTACGAGCAGCTCATCCCCAACGTGCACAGTGCAGGCCTCGCCAGGGGTTACCGGGCGCACCATGCCAGAATCGCCCCAGCGCTCGGTGAGCGTTAGATCAAAGCTGTCTGCGATCATTTCCAGGCTCAGGCGAATGCGCACTTCCTGCCAGCCCTGGTGGCGCTGGCTGCCAATTTGCAGCACGACGGGCTCTTGGTTATTCACTCAACACCTCCAGATCCATTCCACCGCGCAACGCACCTGGGTGCGCCGCGTTGTTGCGTATAACAATTTCGTCCGCACGGGTCGCGTCGCCATACAGGCGGTGCGCCACTACCAGTGCCGGCAGCGTCCGCTGCGGTGTGTAGATGGTCAGGGCTGGCAAGGCCACCGCGCGCGTGCGCAAATCGTTAGAAACCTTGGCGCGCAGATTTACTAACGCGGCATAAACCGCATCGGTAATGGCGGAATCTGCCATCATCTGTGCGTCAATCAGTGCCAGGGTGCTGTCGCCAGCCGCCAGGGCATCTTGCCGACTCATCCAGTCGGTGTCTGCCACCACGCGGGCGGCGGTCAGGGTGGCGGCGCGGCCATTCAGCTGGCGCGCCGCGATGGTGTTCTGCACTCGCTGCCGGCGCTCTGGCGTGTCTGCAATGGGCGGGGTTACGCTGTTGCTGCTATTGCCAATTTCAAGCAACAGCCTTGCGGCCCTGGTCGGCGTGCCCGGGGTTAGCAGCACACGACCGCCGCCGTCGGAATTGCTCTTGCCCAGGATGGTGCCGCCGCTATAAAGGTCCAGGGCTTTGATCGGGCGCAGCACTGCGTTGCGCAGCCGGTTAAAGCCACCCAGCACAATGCCCGCGATATTCACTGGGAAGCGGATCACGCTGGCCACCTCATCAGCAATGCCGCCCACCACGTCTTCAGCCGCCCGGATGGCCGATGCCAAATCGCGCTCCACTGCCACCAGCGACCAGCCCAGCAAACCCTCTACGCGCCACTTATCGGCAAAGTCTTCGGTCAGCGCTTCTTCAAAAACGTCTGCGGCTTTTTGCACGTCACGCTGGGTGTCTACCGTGGTGACCGGATAGGCTTCCACGCCCGCTTCGGAGAAGGTCACCTGGAATGTGCAAACGCCACCGGTGCGCGTGCTTTCGCTCCAGCGCACATTGCTGGCCACGGCGGTGACACTGCCCAGGTATGGGTGCACCAACGTGGCTGCGCCTGGCGCGTCGAACGCCCGGATCAGCTCGTTGCGCTGGCGATCGTAGTCGTCACCCGCCACGAACAACTGCAACCGCCACTCGCGCGCCTTACGCCCCATATCTTCGGCGTGGGGCCGGTCGCGGCGCGGGTATTCGTGAATCAGCCAGCGGCGGCCACCGGTGGTATCGGCGCTGTCCACATGGAAGCGCACGTTGCGGTAGGAGCCCGCCAGTTCCGGGTCGATTCGATCACGCCAGCTCATGTGCTAAGCTCCTGTGAGTCCATAAATCAGAAGGAGAAAACCTGTGTCTAATATTTTCCTTATAGTGCTGCTGCTTTCGCTGATCGCACTTGTAGTAGGGGTCATCAATCCACGCTGGGCGATGCCCTGGGCATCGAACCCTAGTCGAGGCAAGGCAGCCGGCCTCTACTTCGCTTTGATACTGGTGGCGCTTATCGGCGTCGGCGCTACCACGGATACAACCGAGCAAACGGCGACTGCGGCTAAACCAGCTGAACAGCAATCGGATGGCCAAGTGGTCGAGCAGGAACCAGAGCCGGCCGCAAAACCCGAACCACTCTCTCCGGTCAAACTTGTCGCTACGCGCATGCCAGCCGGACAAAAAAGCTTTCTGGCGGTTATAGCAGAGGCCGCCAATGCGTACGAAGATGCGCCCAATGAACTCGTCAAATCCAGTATCGATAAAGCGCGTCGTGTCGACTCCAGAGAGTTCACCTCGAACGGCCAGCTGAAGGGCTGGGTCGGGATATTGGAGCGCCTGGGAACAAACGGCGACGGCAATGGAATAATCGTGATCCGAGCTAATCCAAAGACGACCTTTCAAACTTGGAACAACGCCTTTTCGGACATCAACGATAAAACTCTCATTCCGAATGGGTCGGAGCTTTATAACGCAGTCGCGCAGCTTGCAGAGGGCACACCCGTGATCTTTTCGGGCCGCCTCCTCGGTGAAGGCAGCACAACTGAGGAAGGATCCGTAATGGAACCCGAGTTCATCGTTCGCTTTAGCAGTATTGAACCGTTGCATTAAGGCGCCACCCCCAGCACTCCCGATTCCACCTGGAAGTCCATAACTCCACTGCGGTGCGCCTCAGTAACCCGGGGGCGCCCCTCAGAATCCACCACTATGCGCAACTCACCGCCCACGTCGGCTCGCGCTGGCCTGGGCATGGCAGATGGCCGGCCCTGGGTTACCGAGGCGCCACCGGCTTGCGGTGCTGCCATGCCACCCAAACCAAGCTTGTCTTTGGCCCAGTCCGGCATCCAGCCGGCCAAATCTTCCATTTTCGTTGATAGCCAGCCCGTTAGCTGATCCCAGCGCTCACTGATACCGCTCCACAAACCGCCGATCCACTCACCACCAACTTCAGTGAGAGGGCGCGCGCCGAACATCTCAAACACCGCGTCGATGCCTTGAAGCAAAAGCGCCGCCGGGCTGAATGAAAGAAGGTCTTTGGTGATATCGCCGATGCCCTGGCTGAAAAACGCCTTAACGCCGCCCCACATGTCACCAAACCATTGAGCGATGCCATCCCAGTTCTTGTAAATGAGATAGGCCGCCCCAGCAATAGCGGCCACCGCAGCCAAAATCCAGCCCACGGGCGTGGTGAGAATGGCCAAACCAAGCGCGCGGATACCCGCGACGGCCGCCGGTATCGCTCGGGAAGCCAGGCCAATCAGCCCCGTGCCCATGCGCGCACTCATTACTGCCGCAAGCATTGAAGCCCGGCCAAACGCAACCAACCGCCGGCCGCCGCTTAGCAGCCCTCGCCCCATCATCAACAGGGCTCTAACGGCGACTTTACCCGCCGTTAGAGCGAACACGCCCATCTGGAAAATGGACACCAGCAAGGCTGCCAAAAACTTACCGGCCATCAAGCCGGCCACTAGGCCAAGCAAGTTACCGTAACCGCCGACGCGCTCGGCCGCCCAGGACACGGCAGCGCCGATCATTTTGAAGCCCTGCCAGATGTCCCGAATGCCGCTTACAATGTCGCTGGCGACCGCTTGCCGGTTGGCTTGCCCCAGCGCGCCCATACGCTCAATCCAGCCGTTAATAGCGGGTAGCAGTTCACCCACCACCGTGGTTTGAATACTGAAAAACATCTCGCGCAAGTCGCCCATCTGGCGAGTGTAGATACGGGAGTTATCAATCTGTTCTTCGCTGATAATGACGCCCCTGTCGCGCCCGGCTTGCACCAAAGCCTCCAGCTCTTCACGGCTGGCCTTGAGCATTTCCACCATTTGCTCGCCGCCGGCACCGCCAAAGATTTCATCCATTACACGCTGGCGTGCGGCGTCGTTCTCTAGCCCGCCCAGGCGCGACCGTACCAGGTCAAACATGGCCGCCGCGTCGCCGCCCGTTTTGCGCAGTTCTTCAACGCCGATGCCCAACCGGTTAAAGGCCTCGGCCGCAGGGCCGCCGGCGGTCATCACAAACTCGTCCGCACGCAGGCTCAGTTCTTTGATGCCGTCGGCCAGCGCGTCGTTGCCAACGCCAAACTGTTTGCCCACGTACTGCCATTCCTGCAACCAGGTGGTGCCCACGCCCAAGCGCTCGCTGGTGGTTTTTACTTCGTTTCCAAGGTTGGTCACAGCGGACACCAGGCGCTCCGTACCCCATACCGCACCAGCGGCGACACCTCCCATCACCAGCATACGCTGGCCCAGGTTACGGGCGTGCCCCATGACCGAACCCATGGCGGCACCCACCCGGCGAGCGGAAGCCGCCAGACGATCCAGCCCAGCCCGACGGGCCAGGCCCGACAGCGACTGCTGGATGCGCCGAACCGGGCGTGTTACCCGATCTACCAGCTGCATCACTATGCTGGTAACCATGTTAGACATCGCGTTTCATCTCCTCGGCCAGTTGCTCCGCCTGGTGGTACCACCACATCAGGTCATCCATATCCATTTCCAGTAGTGCCGCCGGGTTAAAGCCGGTGAACGCCACTGCCACGGTGCGTATCAGCGCATCCCAGTCCCGTGGAGCTTCGGCAAAAAAGGCTCAATCGCCTGCATCGCCAGATCCACGTCGCGCCCGTCAAGCTCATCCGCCGCTTGCACGGGAATGCGCGCCAAGGCCGCAATCAGCGCCAGGGTTTTGCTCATCTCGCCCTGCACTTTGTCCATCGCTTTCAAGTGCTTGCCTTTTACACAACGGGGCAGCGTGAGCGTGTCCACGGTGCGCTCGCCGTCCAGCTTGCTGGCTTTGAATGTGACCGGCTGCGCCAGATGCACAATCACCGAATCTGAGGTGTGCTCAATACGCCCCACCTTTTCAGCCGTCGAGCTGTCCACTTGCTGTTCCAGCTCTGCGTCTTGGTGCTTTTCCATCGCTTAAACCCTCTCGCAGGTGCGGGCGGCCATGTTCAGACGAATCTGGCCCTCACCGCTGTTCAGTTCGGCTGTCTCGGTCACAAAGGCACCGGTCAGCATGTAGTCTTGCCCGTTGTCGCACTCGAACAGCACAGTGGCACCGCGGATCTTGCCGATCTCGATGATGTCCAGCTCTTCGGTGTGCAGCACGGTGGCCTGCAGTGTTGGCGCCACCGGCTCCTCGTTGTAGTACACGCGGTTGCCGGCCATTTTGGTGGCGCGGTTGACGCCACCGGGATTGAGGGTGGCGCCGCGTTCGGTCGGGTATTCCTGGCCATCCACACGGATGGTGGCAAGCCCTGTGATTCGTCCGCTCATGGGTGTTTACACTCCTGTTAACGGGTGGTTATTCGCCGCTGAATCAGCGGCGGAATTGTGTTTGCTGCGCGTGTACGCGGTACTGGCCAATCAGCATCGGCTGATCCATCACGTTCAGGCGGCCGGGGTCAGACGGGTCAATGTTCGCCCGCAGGCTTTCGGTGTAGCCGGCGTAGTCGCGCACCCAGCCGTAAGCACCCATCAGCGTTAGACGGTAGAGATTCAGCAGCTCGGTGCGCGCCACTTTGGGCGTCATAATGGGCTGGCTGGGATCGTAGAATTCACGGTCTTCGTCGGCGGCCAGCTTGTGGCGCGGGTACTTCTGCGCGAACAGGCTGATCTGCTCAAATCGGATGCGTTCCAGGGTTTCGGGCGTGTTGATATCCAGGTAGCTGTCGTCGGCGATGCCGCTGGCGTTTTCCTGGTAGGTGGTGATCTGGCGCTCAATCTGCACGCTGCCGTCGCTGGCCACGGTGTAAGTGGCCACGCCGTCAAACAGCAGGAGGTTGCGCTCGGGATCAGACCAGCGCTGGCCCTCGGCGGGCGGAATCAGGCCAGGCAAGGCCAACCGCTGCAACGGCCGGGCTGGGTCAATCGCCAGTGATTTGGCGGCCACAATGGCGTTGGTGGCGGCCCACAGCCACGTTGGGCTGGCCGCCAAACCTGTGCCCATCATGCTGACGTGCGGCGAGTTGCGGCCGTTACCGGCGGTGGCCACCTCGGCGTGGGTGCCACGGAAGGCACAGAACGCACGCCCGCCAATCTGGCGCATAGGGCCGTAGCGATCGGACAGCTCGGCTTCCATCGCTTCCAGGCTGGTGGTGTCGGTGTAGGGCAGGCAAACCCAGTTAAACCACTCGCTACCCATGGCGGCAATAGCGGCATCCAGCTGTGGGTTCACAGCACCGCCACTTGCCTGGGTGTAACTTACGCGCAAGCCTTTGGGGCGCTGTTCACCTTTCACGCTGTCGCGCAGGTCAATGTCGTTACCGGTTTCGCCTTTCCAGCGGCAGGTCAGCACCACCTTGCTCGGGGTTATGCCATCCACGGCCGCGGTCACCGGCACGCGGTCGTCAGCGTTCACCGCATCGACAATGGCCTGGGCCACTATTTGGGGCTGATCGCCAGCAGCCAGGGATACCCACACGCGCCGGCCGGCAATGTACAGCGCCAGCGGACGGGTGTCGGACGGCCCTTCAGTCACTTCCAGGGAACACGTGGCCACCACGCCCGCCGCCGCATCGTCCAGGGCAATGACCCAGGTTTCGGTGTACAGATCCACTTCTTTGATGGCGCGCATCATTTCGGCGAGCATGGAGCCACGGCCAAACAGTTCGTCGCCTTGTTCTTTACTGGTCACACGTACCAGGCTGCCGGCATCCTGGGAGCCGCCAATCCGCTTCTGGCCAATCACCAGCAGCTTGCCCATGAACACCGCGTTACCGGCCAGGCGGTTATCAAATTCGACGTACCAGCCCGGCACACGGAGTGATGCGGGAATGTCGTTAAATACGGTTGCGCTGATAGCCATCAGTCAGCCTCCTTTTGCTTGAGTGCCGCACCGTTAGGCTTGGCCTTGGGTGTCGCGGCCGGGGTGGCTTCGACGATGGAACCCTCTGCCTTGCGGCGTATCCAGTGGCCGCTCCAGTCAACCCAGGCGCCCTCTTGGGGCAGCGGTTGGCCGTTTTGCGGCTGGCGCACCACCAGGCCCTGGCGGGCCGGTTTGATGTATCGCTTGGTCACGGTTGTGTCTCCTAGGTGGCCGTGGGAATTTCGGTGTAGCTCTCGGTGGCGGGGCCATCGCCCACCTGGTGAGTTGCGCTGTAGATGGCAAAATCAGCCAGTTCGGACGGGTCAGACGCCCGCAGAGCCAGCCCTTGCTGCCAGCTCACCGCCCAAAGCGCGACGCCCTGGCGGTCGGCCTGACCGCTGTACAGGTTTTCAGCCGCCACGTTTTCCGGGCGTTGAGTGTTGTCCAGGCCCCAGCGGTTGCCTTTCACACAGCGCAGCAGCGCCTCGGTGTAATCCAGGGCCGCCACATCTCGTGTCGCTCCCGGCGTATCGCGGGTAACCACATAGGCCACCCAGCGCACCTGCACATGGCGCGTTTGATTGTCTGCAACCACCGGCACCTGCACAGCCGACACCAGCACCGCCGGCGCGCGACGGCTCCAGCGCTGCAGCTCCTGCAAATCAAAGCGGCCGCCATGGGCCTGGCAGTCTTTCAGGGCGGGCAGCGCCACCTGTATGGACTGAACAATGGCGTTGCGTGTCAGGTTGAGGTCTCCGGTGTTCATCGTTGCTCCAGGTGCTGGTCAAGCCAGCGGCCGGCTACGACCTGAAGCTCGGCCAGGTTGTCGCTGGATAAGCCCAGGTACGGGCGCGCCGGAATAGCCGCGGGGCCCGGCGCCATGCCTGCCACACCGCCTTCCTGGTGAATGCGGGCGTAAACCAGATTGGAGCCTATCTCCACCCGGTCGCCCTGCACGTCGAAGGTAATGCTGTCCAGCAGGTCGCCTTCGCCTTGCAGCAGTGATTGGCCGCCGTGGCGGGCGCCGGCGTAGTCGGCCGTCCATGCTGTCCAGGGGGTACCATCGGGCGCTTCCTGCTCGTCGCTGATCCGGAGCCGTGTCTGGCTTTCGGCCACGCTGCCCAGCTGCTCGCCTAACTCGCTTAACTGGAGGTTGCTCAAGCGCCCAATGCGCTCTTGCAAGCGGCGGACTCCTGAGAAGTCGGTGGTCAGCGAAACGCTCACGTTAGCCTCCGGTCGCGGCCCCAACGGCGCGGTTTTGAGAACACGGCCGGCTTGATGCTGGTGGGCGTGCCTTGCTGAATGCCCAAGCTAACCTCGCCCTTGGCGATGGCTTTCAGCAGTTGTATCGCTTTCTCGCAGCGGGTTTTCCGGTGTTCGGTGCCGGTATCGGCTTCGGGCGACAGCGTGTCGAAAGCAATGTCCACGGCCAGCTTGGTCAGAATGCGCGGCACCGTGTTCAGGGGTAGCTTGTATTGCTGGCCCACGTAGGTGTCGATCTCGGCATCCGCATCGGCTAGGGCTTGCTCCACCACATCGGCGTCTACCTGGCCATCACCGTCACGGTCGGCGGCAATCAGCAGTGCGTCATTGCCAAAGCGATCAATCAGGTTTTGCAGCGTGGCGTAAACAGCCATATCAGCTCTCCTCGGTACCGGTTGAGGTGACGGCCCGCACGGTCAGCCGGCTCTCAGATTCGATGGCCTTCCGCTGCTCATGCGTTAGATCGCACACATCTATAACGGTTTCTGCGCGGCTAAACTGCAAGCCGGCGCGGCGGAAGCTGGGGGGAATGGATCGCACGGCAATACGCTCGTGGCCCTGAGCGCTGCCCGGTGCGGCCGTGTTGTCCGCGGCGGTCTGGTCAGCGGCCTTGGCAGCCGGCTTGGTGATTTTTGCTTTGCTGGTTCTGGTGGCGGCCATGCGCCCTCCGTGTGCTTGTCGGTTTCAAAAATGGCCAGACCCAGGGCCCGGCCATTTTTAGACTGCCTGTTTTAGAGTGCCTGCGTAGCGGTTAGCCCTGGCCGGTAGACCCGAACGCCATCTGCCAGAAGCTGAACCCAGCCGCGCCGCGAGCTTCCGCGCCGTAGAGGTACTTCTTCTGCAAGAACACGGCGTCGCTGTCCATGTTGGTCTGGGAGACGAACACAGGCGCCTTGCGTTCTTGATAGATGAACGGCTTTACCGGCTTGGTGGTGTCCAGCAGAAACCACGCGGTGTCGGACGTCAGGCGGGATGACACCACCACTTTCGCGGCGTTCCGGTAAGGGTTGGGCTTGCCGTCTTCCAACCGCTCAACGCTCATCAGTGCTTCTGCGGTGTCTTCCAGGGCGGGTGGTACCAGCAGGATGTCGGGTTTGATGTTGAGCGGGCGCTCTTCGTCATCCTTCATCTTGCGCAACGCCGTACGAGCCGCACCAAAGCTGGCCTGAGCGGCCGCCAACGTGGCATGGCTCAGCGCAACCGTGCCCTTGTTAGAGGCACTGCCAGTGCTGCCATCCTTCTTGCCCACCGGGTGATCGGTATCGAAGAACGGCTGGCCGTCATAACCCAGTTCGACAAAACCCGCGTTCACCAGGTCAAACACCAGTTCGTCCGGCAGGTGCGCGGCGCTGTAGCCTGCCATCTCGGCTTCGGGGCCATAGATGCCCAGGGTGTCGTCTTCAATGTCGTTGCGATCCACTTCAACAGTGGCTTCGAAGTCGTCGTTGATGACGGTGTAGCCCTGGCCCTTCATCTGCTTAACCACCTTATCCCCTACCCACTTGCGCATGGCCGGGAAACGCTCCATCCACTTGTAGCGGTTTTCGGAAGAGGTTGAGGTCACCTTCATGGCGATCTTTGGCCACTCAGGCTCCGCGGCCTGCAGGGCGCGGTTGTATGTGGTCTTCAGGTTGAAGAACACGCCGTCTAATGCACCTTTATTTACAATCACTGCTGTTCTCCTTATTCAACCCAGACGCCAGCGGATTCGACAGCCAGCACGGTACCGGCCGCAGAGCGGGTCCCGGTGCCATCCGTGCCAGCAACGGTCTCGTCGTCTTGGATGTAACAAATTTTGCCGACCAGAGCCTGGCCAACGGGATCGGTACCAGAGTTCACCCACAGAAACGCCTTGTGGCGGCGTACTGTCACGATGGCGTCGCCGTCTGCACCGTTGCTGTTGTCAACGTGCGCATCCGCCCGGCCCAGATAGGTCAGGCCAGTAGCGGCTTTACCCGCCACCAGAAAGCCGGTCGCGTTGGCGGCTACCAAGGCACCCCCAAAGATTTCTTCACCGGCGGCGACAGCGAACGGCATCACTTCAGCGTCGCGGTGCGCGGTCATGCGGTCTTGAGTCAGCGGCATCAGGCGTGCCCTCCGTAGGTTTTAAGATCCGCTTCGGAGTTGCCCATCATTTTGGCAATCTGCAGCGTCTCGGCGTTCAGGGCTTTTTCAGACCCCGGCACCGTGCGACCGTCCAGACCCGAACCGGCAGTGATGGCCGGCGCGCTGGCAACAAACGTCTGGAAGCGCTCCAAACCACCGTCCGTGCGGCACTGGGCTTTGTGGTATTCCACGGTGGATGGCGCAATCTTGCCGTCTTCCAGGGCCTGATTCAGCGCGGTGTCGATGGCCTCATCGGCTTGCGCCTTCTTCATGCTCGTCAGCTGCTGCTCTGCGTTAGCGGCGCGCTGCTGGGATTGGTTGAAGTCGGCACGGGGCACGTACTTGTCAAGGCTCGGGGTTAATTCCCGGTTTTGAGCGGTGTCGAGATCCACCTGGACTTGATCAAGGGCCGCAATTGCTTGCGCCTCAGTCGCGTCTTCTGGCAGACCCAGCCGCTTAAGCAGTTCTTTCCACACGGTGGATTCCTCCTGGGGCTCTTGCTGGTTCAGCGCTTTCAGCGCCAAGTTGGGTTGATTGGTCAGGCCCGCGCTGGTCAGCCGTACAACCTGGCGTTCATCGCGGGTAAACAAAAACACGGGGGATAGATAACGGTACTCTTTGCGCTGCAGCTGGTTGGCGGCCTTTTCAGTCCACTCAACCAAACCCCATACGGCGCCATCACGCAGCTCTAGTTTTTTAACCCAGGCGGCGGCGGGGGCGTCCTCGCCCTTCGGGGCGCGGTGTTCGCTGGCGTGTTCCCAGTCAATCACCAGGTCAAGGCCGCGCGTGGCGAACTGGTCCACCACGGATTGAGGATTCTGGTTGCGCCAGGTGCGGCCGTCGCGGCCTTCCAGCAGCTCGCCGGCAGGCAGCAGCTCAACCCATTCCGGCACTTCGCCGGCGGGCAACTCAACATTCAGCGCCAGGCGGTGTTCCTGGACGGGTTCAGAGTTGAGGGCCTTGGCAAGGCCGGGACGGAGTGCGTTTGTGTTTTCCATGGCGCCACACTATCGGCGGCGCGGCGCCGAATGGGCTATGAGACAGTTCAGGGGCGGTTTTCAGAGAGGGCGTTGCGCGGGCAGGATAACGAGCCAAACAGCCGGGCGCGTATTGCCAGGCATTGCGACCGCCCGGTAATCGCGTACAAGGGCGTTAGAAGGGCGTTAGTTAAAGAAAGCGGAATCAACACCATACATTGCTCATCTTGAGCCTTGCAGGCGACTGTGAGCGTTCTTAGGCGCTCGCCGTCAGGCGGCCTTTACTGCAGCGATTCCAGCCACGACAGTATACTGGGTTTGGCGCAACTTCACTTCGATGCGGCTCGAATAACACGCCCCCTGCTGCGGGTGCGGCGCAGGTCGGCGTCGTCTGCCTTCTGATAGCTCACCAGATACAGCCGTCCCTGGTCGCCGGTACGCTTTAGAACGGCCTTCCACCAACGGTTAGGGCTGTTGCTCGGCGAGGTGCGAGGCGAAAACACCACCGCATGCCCAGGGCGGTCACTTTCAATGGTGATACCGCGCGCCAGCCGCTGCGGCAGCTGCCGGTAATCGGCGGTCGTCAGGTCGGCATGACTGCGCAATTGCTGATTGAATGTGCCTGGCGACAACCGCACCACCTGCGTTGTTGCCCCCAAAGCCGCTTGCACCTGGCGGTCCACCAGGCCCGCAGGCAGCTCGCCATCCGCACGATCAACCCATTGATCCAGTATCGGCGACGCCATCACGTCCCGTGCGGCCGCCTCTGCCAGGCGCTGATCTAACGTATCCAGCTTGCCGGTCATGCGGTCGCGCAGCACGCGCACCCGGTCTTGCCCCGGATTGCTGGCCCAGGCCGGGTGCAGGCCTTGGTCTACCTGGGTGGTCTCGCCGGTGCGTTGGTTGGTGTAGCGTGTGGCGCGGGTGGGCGGCGCTTCACGCCTTACCGGCATTGTGCGGCGCTGGCGCCTGCCTGTAGGCAGGCCGGTGCCTGGGTCCACGTCCAGTTCGGCGCGCGGATTTTGCACGCCCTCGCGGCCCATGCGCTGTGCTTCCACTTCGGACACCTGGCGCACACGGCACTTACAGCCATAGCCGTTCGGCGGCATGTGGTCGCGCCACCAGGGGTCGTCAACAGGCAGCAACGTGCCGGCCCAGGACACGTGCTTGTCCCGGTGGTTTTTGCTGGGGCCCAGCTCATACAGCAAATACGGCAGGCTTTCCTTGGTGCGCTGGGCGCGCTCCCACTGGCCCGCGGCACGGGCGCTGCGCAGGTTGGACTGGTAGATGGTTTTCAGGCGTCGCGGTGACCCCAGCTGCACCGTGCGGCGCTCACCCGTGTTTGGGTCTATTTCATCCTTTACACCCCACCAGCCCTTTTTTTCCAGCTGGGGCTTCAGGTCGCGGGCGAACTCGCGAAAGGGTTTCCCCTCTGCCAGCGCGTCATCCAGCCCCGCGCGAAGGTCGTCCAGGATGTCCAGCTTCATGGCTTTGGCCACCGTGAACGCGTGGGCGTGCTCCTGGGCCCACACGTCCTGGTAATCAAACCCGGTGCGCACATCCTTATCGCGGAAGTACTCCAGCGCTTCGCGCGGTACCGGGCCCGCCTCAAACGTGGCCATCAGTCATCCCCTGTGTTTCCAAGGCCCCGGGCCTTGAACGTACTGGCGGCCAGCCGGCGCACCAGCTCAGACTCGTCCATCTCTGCCAGCACCTCGCTCAGCTGTGCCAAAAAGTCCGCCTCGTTACCGCCTTCATCGGCCACCCGGCGCGCCAGGCGTTCAATGGGGTCAACAATGGGTGCGAGCTGCACCTGCCACTCGTCTTCCTCTTCGGCGATTTTATCAAAGCCGGGCTCGCGCTCATCAATCACCGACTCGCGATTCTGCGCGCTGCTCAAAGAACGGTTGGCCGCTGGCGCAAAGCCGGGCTCGGGCGCCGGCGCCTGCAGCAGGTGCGCGCCTTTTTCGGGGTCGGGCAAGCCCAGTTTGTCAGAGATCACCGAGCTTTCCACCTTCAGACCCATCGGCACCAGATCGCGCAGCGCGGTCACTAACTGCGCCACGTTTTCCGGCTCTGGAATGCTCACCCGAATGGTGGGGTACCGGCGCTGCACGCCGTAGTTCAAATCCACAAACGGCCGCACCAGGTCACGCGCCAGCGTGTGGGCCAGGTGGCGAGCGTCGGCGCGCTGAATGTCTTCGCGCACGTCGTTGTGTACGGTCGCCTGTGACTGGCTGGAGCCGTCATCGGCGGTCATGGTCTGCCCAAGCACGGCCTTGCTGGTTTGCTTGTCAATCCACTCGGCCAGCCCGCGGAACAGCTCAGCGCCGCCGGCGGTGTTGGCGATTTCCTGGAACTCGATCTTCATGCCTTCGGGCAGGATGGCCGCCGCATCCGAGCCCAGATTGGCGACGGCCGCGCGCAGAATGTCCACTTCATCCGGCTTGGCGTTGCTGTTATAACGGCCCAGGCGCAGCGGCATGCCGAACACTTCGGCAAACGCCAGCCAGTCGGTCAGGGTGTAGCTCTTGGCCATGTAGCTTACGGCCACCAATCGGGCTAACCCGCCTCGCAGCGGCACGCCAGACTTCAGGCGCGGGCTGTGCACAATGAATTTGTAGGGTGCCAGGCGCACACCCTCCGCCACGTTGAGCGGGTCAATCAGGCGCAGCTCGCGGCCGGTGGCTTGATCGAAACGGAAGAATCGCGGGTCTCGCCAGATGTATTCCTGTGGCCACCACTGCCGGTCACGGGTTTGCCACATGATTTCCGCCACGGAATAGCCCTTGCCCAGGGCGTCCAGCAGGTCTTCAACCAATGTCCCGAACGCCGCATCGTTTACCAAATCACGCACGGCATCGGCCAGGCGCACGTCTTCCGCATCGTCAGAGGCCGATTCCACCACCACGCCCAGCCCGCTGATGGCGCGCTTACGGGTACCCAGCACCGAGGCGTAATGGGGCTCGCGCTCTTCCATTTCCTCGGCCAGCGTTAAATAGTCGTGGCCTTCGTTGTTTTCAGCGGCGCGCAGAATGCTGCCCAGGCGGTCGGGCGTCAGATGGCTGGCAATGCCGTTGTGCCAAACCTGACGCACGCCGGTCAGCGATGGCGCGGCCAGCTCCTGCTTGAGTTCGGCCTTCCTGATCGGGCGGCCGCTTGCGTCCACAATGGGTGAGTCGGCCATTACAGCAATCCTCCTCGGTTACGAAAGCCTGCGGTGGCGCGCACCGGGCGGTGTTGGTTTTGGTCGGGGCCGGAGCGAATGGCTTCGTAGCCGTATTCCAGCGCACCCTGCTGGCAGCTGGCGTAGTAGGCCAGCGCCAGCGCAATGGCGGAGTCGCCGTGTCGGTTTTTATCACTGCCGGTTTTTGCATCAGGCAGCTTGGGAATGCCCTTGATCACTTGCAGGGCGCGCAAGTCGTCCAGTACGTCGCTGTCACGGGGGATTTCAATGCCGTCGTCTTCGAAGGCGGCCTTGAACTTCGGCATGTTCTCCAGATACCAGCCCTGCGACAGCATCACAGCCTCAACCCGCCCCGAGCCGTATTCGTACTGCGCCTGCTCAGCCAGGTACTGGCCGTTGCCGCGGGCGTCCAGGGCGCCGAACTGCAGGCCGGGCAAGCGGTCAACGATGTAGTACAGCACCTGCTCTTGTTGCTTGAACGGCATGTTGCGCAGCTCAACAAGAAACGGCACCCGGCGCACCAGCTGCTGGGTAATGGCCATGGGCGCAATCACGGTAAGGTCGCCGCTGCGCCCGAAATCCTCACCAAAGCAATGGCGGCCATCGGGGTCTAGCGCCGTCAGCAGCGGCAGCAGCTCGCTTTCGCACCAGTCGCGCACCTCGGCCGCACGCAAATGCTCCGGCCAGGCGTTGAACTCAGCCGTGCCTTCGTACCGCACCACCGGCGCATCCACCATGCGCGCCTCGATCAAGGCGCGGGATATGTACGCCCCACCGCCGGATTTCGGCACGCAGTAGTATTCTTCCAGGGCGTCTTCGCGGGTGGCGGTGTCGCTGAGCAGGTTGTCTTTCCACTGCTTTTCAGCGTCTGGGGTCCACACTTTGCCGCGCACCTGGCAGATGCGCTGGTACAGGCCCTGCTCGCACGCGTCATCCAGCGTTAGCCGATGCACGCTATAACGCTTTTTACCGGCCCGGCTGTCTTGAATCAGGCCGTTGAACACGTTTTCGGCCCCGTTGTGGGTGCTGATAAGGCGCACTTTTGCGCCCCACATGGTCAGCGCCAGCGCCGCCTTCAGCACTTCGGCAAGCTCCGCATGGAAAGCCGCTTCGTCAATCGTTACGTTGCCCTGCCGCCCGCGCAAGTTGGTGGGCCGGCTCGACAGCGCCTGAATCTTGAAACCACTGGAGAAGCGAATATTGAACGTGAGGATGTCTTTGTCTTCGTCGCTGAACACTTCTTCGGACACCGACGAGGCGGCCCGGTCAAACGCTCGCGCCCACATGGCGCAGGCGTCAATGAATTCGATGGCCATCTCTTTGTTGGAGCCAACGTAGAAATGATTGGTACCGCCGGCGGCCTTGGAGGCGCTGGCTGTCAGTACTGCGTCTGCGGCTTCGCCCCAGGTAAGGCCGGTTCGCCGGCTCTTCTCGGCAATCTTGAGTTCTGAATCGTCTTCAATCCAGGCTTTCTGGTACGGCAGCAGGACGGAGTCTGGCAGTGGCGAAGTCATTTGTTCAGGAACCCCCGAACGAATGCCGCGATAACAATAGCGGTACCAAGGGTATCAGCAGCGTCCACAATCGCCTGGGCCACGGTCAACTCTTCCATCAGGCAATCCCCAGAATGTCACGCTTGATGGCGTCAATGGATTCGCGGGTCATGCCTTGGCTGGCCATGCTGGTTTCCGCCGCCTCGGCCGCTTCTTTCGCCACTTCCTGGCGCAGCTCGCGCGCCCACTTTTTTTGACCCAGGGAAACCCGGCCAATGTCCGCCAGAGCCCGGGTGACGCTGCTCAGGTGTTTGGCCGCCACCTCGGGTTCGTGTTCGGCCTTGCGCATGGCAATGGTGATGCGCAGCAGCTGGTCTTGCACAATGCGCGCCGTGGCGTCTATCAGGTGGCCACTCTCGTCGTCGTTTTCGGCGGTCATGGCGCGGGCCATCTCAGTGGTTTTGCGCACATCGCCCATGGCCTCGTCAAACTCTTCCTGCAGGGCTGCGCCATAGCGATGCACCGCCGAGCGCGACAGCTTGAAGCCGTTGCCAAGCAGCCAGTCTGTCAGGCCCTGGTAATCCTGAAAGCCACTGCTAACCAGCTTTTGGTTCAGCTCGTCGCGCAGCTCCTGGGGCAGCTCGTAAACTTTTGAGCGCGGTGGCATGGCTCACACTCCCGGCAGCGGTGTAGCAATGCCAGGCACTCGGGCGCGGCCGTCTGCCACGTCGCTGCCGCGGCTGGTCAAGGTAATAATCCAGCCGGCGCGTGGCTGCTGGCACACTACCAGACCTTGCTCTTCAAGCCAGGCAATATCGCTGTGCAGCAAGTCTTTGCTGACATGATGGCCGTAGTTACCGGCCAGCTCATCGCTTAGGCTGTATTCGTTGGCGGTGTACAGGTTGCGGCGCGCCAGAATGCGCAGCGCGGCCAGGCGGCGGCCAGCGGTTTGGTAATCCTCAAAGCTCATCGTCTGTTCCCTTTGTTGTTGAGCAGGTAATCGTTCACCAGCGACAGCTGTTGCGACAGCGCGCTCATTTGCCCGCGCGCGCCAGACAGGCTTTCGGCCACGTCGTTCAGGCGCTCGTAAACCTTGGACAAGTCCTGGTGGGTGGGCGCTGAGTCGAGCTTGGTTTCAAACACATCTTGCCGGCGCTCGGTGCGGGATATGCGATCCTGCAGGTGCCCGCACGTTGTCTCCAGGTCGCCGCGAACAGCGTTGATGGCGTTGGCGTTCACCTTGGATTTGTTGGCCATGTGGGTGTAAACAAACAGCCCCAGCAGGGCGATGGAATGCACCACACTGATCCAGAACTGAGCGGCCTTGTAGTCCAGCATTGGCAGATCCATCAGCGCCCCCGGCGGTCGTGGTCGGTTTGGCACTCCACGCAGCGTACGGCCTGCGGGTTAGCGTTTAATCGAGCAGCACCCATAAGCTCCCGGCAATCCAGACACAGGCGAACCCCGTTTATGTCCAGGGGTTTTTCAATTGGTCGATTGCGCACGGCTTGTATGGCTTCCGCTGTCCGGCGTTCTGTCAGTTCTCGGGCTTGATCGTGGTACCGCTCATCCATGGCGCTTACTCCCGAGCGATTCGGAGAGTTTGTCCAGCAGACCACGACCGTCCTGACCGGCATTCACTCGCTTATCCCGTGAGCGGGAGCTGATGTTGATACCGAGGATGGACAGGGCAATGCCCCACATCGGCGTGAGTGCGGTGACGGCGTTAATCAGGGCAGCGGCGTTTTCGGGGGAGCCCACCATAGCCCAGGCAATCGCGACCGACTGAATCAACCAGGTGAGCGCGACCATGTAGCCGAACGTGGGGCGCCAGCGCCGTACAAAGCCATCGTTGGCTGCGGCCTCGACACGCATGGTTTTGTTGATCTCGGTCAGCCGCGCGGTTTCAGACTCCAGCATCATGCGGGTCAGTTCGCGTTCGTGCTCTTTCTCCAGTTGCTGGAGCTTAAGCAAAGCCTGTGGGTCCGCCTTGATAGCAGCGCCCACGGCGTCAGGGGTATTCTCAGTGCCCAGAGCGGCTGCGATCAGCGTGCCGACGGCACCGCCAGCCGGCCCTAAAGCGCTGCCCAGCAGGGGTGCTGCCTTGCCAACTACTTCTTTGACTCCGTCCCAGCTCCAGTCCATTACCCAGCCCTCCGGAGCGCTTCGGGCATGGAATGAATGCCGTAGAGGTAAGCGGTGCCCTTGGTGGTTTTAACCGCTGTCAGCAGTTGCTGGCGCGGCACCTCACCCTCGGGAGCAATGCCGACGTGCACCCATTGGCCGTACTCGTGAATAACCTGGTCGAAGGCGATACCGCTGCTTTCAAACCAGCGGGCCACTTCCAGCGGGCTGTGACCGCTGACGGCGATATCGGCGGCTAGCCCATGGACGTGGGCGCTGGTGTCGCTGCCGCCGATCTTCTGGTTCAGCAGCAGCGGACGGTAACCGGAGCTGATAAAGATAGGCCCCAGCGCTTCACGCGCAGGCTGCAGGGCCAGCTCGGCCAACAGTTTGAGATTACGGTACACCTCGCTGCAGGGCGTCACGCTCATGTCAATGTCATGACGCGCAGCGGTCTGCGAGCGGGTGAACTCGTCGAGGTAAAAATTATGAGAAATCTGGAGTCTTTTCATGGCCGCAGGTTAGCGGCGGGGGCTTTACGTTCGTGGCATGAAAACGTTCAGGGGGGTACTTGAGGTAAGGCGGGGAAAGCCAGCAAAGAATAGCTGGCGCCGGGTGCTATGACAAATGCAGCAAAGAAACAGGCGACAAAGCCGCCGCATTACGACTCGTTGAACAGATCCACCTGGCGCTCATCCGGCGTTGTGTCGGCGAGTATTTCCCACACCCGCCGCTCGGTCAGGTTGTAACACAGCGCAAGGCGACGAACGGAAATACCCATGTTGTGCTCCTCTCGCATCTGGCGGTTACGAAACGCTTTAGTGGCTGAGCTGGCGTTAGGTACGTCAAATCGTTCCAGGGCGTAGTGCTTCGAAAGCGCACGGGCCGCCTCAACTCCAAGCAACTCTACTAAAGCGTGTGTGTTTGGCATTTTCAGGGGCACCGTTAACCGGGTGCCGCCGTAGGCGCCTACCAGGCTTTTGGTGGCCTCCAGGCCGATCACATCGATCAGCTCTTTGAGCGAGGCAGGCAAGTAGTCTGTATCCCAGTTCGCCATCGTTATCAGTCTCCGGCTGTGCGTTTTGTGGCGTATTTGCTGGTATCCACGCCCAGCTTCTCCATGTGCGCTTTCCACTTTCGGTTGGCTTCTTCCGGGGTTTCGTCTATGCCCTGTTTTTTAATCCAGCTGGTGGGGCGAGCCTCGGCTTCGGCAGAGGGTTTGTTGGCCGCTGGCGCCACGGTGGTCAGCACTTGCTTCAAGTAATTGTGATTTTTCAGCGGGTGGTTTTCGCCCCGCTGGCGCTTTTCGTGCAGTGTGCGCACGGTGTCTTGCAGGCCAGCAATCAGGCTGTCGCGGTCGGCAATGGCCAGGGTTTCCTGCGCCAGTTTCAGTGCGCGGGCGTTGCTTAGGTCGCTTTTCGCCGGGCGGAACAGGCCCAGGTATTGCACCAGTGGCCGGGCCAGTGGGCGACCCAGACCAGCCAGCAGGCCCAGCAGTTCGCTGCCGGCGTCGTCTTGTATCAGTGCTTCCAGCTGTATGTGGCTGTGGCACACGGGGCAGCGGCCTAACTTCATGCCTGCTCCCCTTTGCGGTGTTCTGCCAGCCACTCATCCACGCTCATGTAGTGGCTGCACAGGGTTATTAATACTTTGCGGTTGCGGCGCCAGTTTTTGGGCAGGCTTATATTCCTTTTTTCCACATCATCCAGCGTTAGAGATTGCTCGGCCATAGCCTTCTCTAACGACTTCAGCAACCGGCGCTTTTCCAGTTCCACGTCCAGGGCCGCAATTAAGCCGGTGAATTGCTCTACGCTCTTCAGCCAGGCCACACGCTCAACCTTGTATTGGCGCTTGGCGATGGCGTCGGCGTAGCTCCAGGGCGCTTTCAGTTCGGCCAACAGAGCCTCCACTTTTTGCAGCATGGGCTTGCTGTCCAGGTTGTGGGGCTTGCCTGGGTACTGGGCTACGCGCTTGCGGGCACGGGCCTTGAAGCCGTGGTCTTTCAGGCGCTGCACCACCTGGTAAAGCTCTGGCACGGTGCAATCCGCGCAGGAGCGCTTGCCGCCTGTTACCGTGGCAATCATCTGGCGGTAGGTGTCGTCATCCAGCGCCAGCTCTTTGCGGGCAATGTGGATCTGGGCGGTTACGCCGCGGCGGTTGTTGGGTTTCATGCCTCGGCCGCCTCCGCTTCACGCTTGATTTCCAGATCTGGGAAGTGCTTTTTTAGGTGGGTAACGGCGGCAGACTCGGTGCCAAAATCCGGCACAAACGCAATCACTCTGGGCGTTACCATCCGGTCAGCGTGTGCCTTGCCAAAAATTCGCTTGAGCTTCGGATAGTCCTTTTTTTTGTATAGGGCAGACTTCGCCGGTCGCCAAAAGCGGGCCTCGGGATGCACTGGCTTTTGATCTTCGACGGTGGTCCATTCGCCCTTTAAGTAGCCATCCACATAAACGACCACATAGATCTTCTTGCCGTTGTTTACCTTGCGCAGCGACAGCTTGTAGCCGTCGGCTAGCAGCGTGATGCTGCCGCCCAGGTGCTTCAGGGCGTCTTTAATTTCTTGCCATTTATTCATCATCTGCCTTCTCCTCTGTTGGCGCTTCTTCGTAAGCAATCACTACTGCAACATCGTGATAGCTCGCCGCGACAATCCCGCCGCTCATCATTGAAAACCCCAGCAGCCAGGCGAGAGCCACCAAGCCGAGCAAGCCGAATGCGTCTTCTGCTACCTTCTTCAATATTTTCATTAATTCTCCAGGTTGCTCATCAGTACCAGGCAACCACGCCTGGCAGACGCCCCAGCTGGGGCGTTTCGCTTAGTCGATTAGGATGTCGCCGCCGGGTCGGTGCAGGATTTCTTCCCCTGTCACATCAAAGCTTTCACGCATGGTGGCGCGCATGACCTCGACGGCTTTCAGTGCAAGGCACTGCACAACGGTCGTCTTTTTGCCCATGGCCTGGCCGTGAAAATCTAAGCAGATCAACATTTCTCCTTCGGCCGTTGCTTCGACAGTCACCGTGGCTTTGGTGCCAATTTCTTGCGCTACGCTGGCATCAGTCATGGCTCACCGCATCCTTCAGGGCCTTGGCAGCCTTGAACTTGGGGACCTTGGTTGCCGGCAGCTCAATGGCTTTACCGGTTTGCGGGTTGCGGCCCGTGCGGGCGGCGCGCTCGGCTACGATGAGCTTTCCAACACCGGGCAAGGTGACTTCGCCGCCCTGGGCCAGCTGCTCGTGAACAATGTCGGTCAGGCTGTCCACAACGGCGGTCATGTTGTCCTTGCTAATCGCGTAGTTCTCGCGCTTGGCGTGGTGTTTGGCAATCAGGGCGTCAATCAGTTGTGCTTTATTCACGGGCAAATCCTCTTTGGTTTCGGGGTTTGGGTGGGTTAAAGGGCCGCTACGTCGAGCGGGATCTGGCGGTATGGGCCGTCTTCGCCCTGCCGTTCGTAAAAGCGCAAATAGCTTTTGGAGCCGGTCACCTGAATGGAGTCCATGATGGCTTGCATGGCGTTCTGCCACTTTTCGCTTTTAATGTTCAGGCTGCGCAGGCCCAGCACGCGGGCGGTGCTGATCTTGCCTTCCTTGTCGGTCTGGAATGCGTGCTCTACCAGGGCCTGCACTTCGCTGCTGCTGCCGGCGGTCCATTCGTGGATGCAGTGATCAATCAGTTCCTTGGCCACCTGCAGGCGTTCGTCGAACGCCAGGCTGTCAGCGATCGCGCGCTTGATCTGGTACTTGCCGTCGAAACTGGACAGGGTGACGTTGCCCTTTTTACCGCCGTAGCGGGTGTCGTACTCACGGGCGCTCAGCTCCAGAAAGGCTTCCACTTCGCTGGAGATGTCGGCTTTCACGATGCGCATGAGCTTCTGCAATTCCTTCACTTTGGTAACAACGTCACTTACCAGCTCATCACGCAGGCGGTCTATGTCTTTCACTTGCGCCAGCGGCACCAGGTGCCCTTTGGCGTTTCGGCGGAATTGGTCGGTGTTTTCTGCGGTGTTCATAAGGCTATATCTCACGTGGTTTGTGGTTGTGTTGGCTGCGGGTTCAGGCTGCGCCGAAAGCAGCTGGCAATGCCTCGGCGCTTGGGGTGCCGGATGTGGCGCAGAGCCTGGAACGGGCGCACGTTGTTGCGCACAAAGCCGTCTAGCTGCAGGGCCAGTTCTTCTGCCTGGGCTTGCAGAAGCTCGGCACGAAGCAGGCGCTGTTGTACGCGCGTCTGTGCGGGCAGCAACGGAAAGTCAGCGTGCAGCAGGCGCGCATAGATCTCTGGGTTGGCCAGATACTGATCCAGCGTTAGCCCGTGCTTGTGCAGTAGGTGGGCGGCGAATACGTCGGCGTGGTGTTCCAGGTAAGCAACGGAGTACATTTTCATGACTGGCCTCGCTTTGGGTTGTGTTCACAGCTCTGGCACACGCGCCAAACGCGCATGGCCATGGGGTTGTGGGTAGGCGCAGGCCTGTCGCGATAGGCCCGGCACTGCTCAGTGCTGATCATTTCGTTGTGCGCTGGGCAGTGAATGCCGTCCAGTGCTGCCAGTATCCGGCGCTCCATGCCTGCGGTGCTGGGGCTGCTGTAGCGATTGGCCAGCAGCAGCGACACCGCCGTGCGGCTAATGCCAATGCGCTCCGCCGTTTTGGTGCGGTTCGAGGATTCCACCTCGTTTGCTAGCAGGATCACCCAGTGCGGGGGCTGGTCGCCCCAGTTTGAAATGTCGATTTTGCGGCTCATTCGTCGCCTTCCTCTGTTTGCGGATTGCGGCGGTAAACCACTTCGCCGGTGTTGGGGTCGTATAGCTGCTTCAGGCGCTGAATCATGGGCGCACGCGGGCCGGTCCAGCGGCTTTGCACCAGGCGGTACCGGGCCGGAACGCCGGGGCTGCCTTTGCGTGTGGTGGCCAAGTACTCGGCACCGGCCAGCATGGTGCAGTAGTCTTTGGCGGTGTTTTCAGCCACCGGAAACGCGGGGGTAGACGCGGCCTGGGCCAAGTCTCGCGCGGTAAAGTGGCCTATGATTTTCACTGTGCGCCACATCTGTTCGCGGCCACGGCCCTGGGTGACTTCGGTGCCGTCTTTGCGCACACGGGGCGCTTCCATGCCGCAGTCTTTGATCAGTTCGTACTGCACGGCCGGCCCCGGCGCGCCCTCAATAGGGCGCAGGTAACCGGCGGCCACCAAACCGGTGATGTAATCGCGCACGCGGCCTTTTGGGCCCCACTCGGAAGCTTTCTCCCACACTTGACGGACGGTAATTGGCCAGCTGGTACGGTGCATCTTGCGGATCACTTCCCACATGTGTTGTCGATCGCCCTTTGGCCCCTGGGCCTGCAGGTGTACGGGTTTGCGAGTTACCGCCATTCTTATGTTCTCCGCGTCGGTGGCTGCCCGGTGTGTATGGCGCGCTCGCCCCAGGTGGCCACGTCTACCCGGCCCCAGTTGTTGGCCAACGCTTCGCTGTGAATGCGGTACAGGTTCACCGCAACGCGGCGCAGGCAGCCCTTCACGCGGGTGCGCACCACCTCCAGCAAGTCATCAGCCATTTCAACATCCGGGTAACTCGCCTCGGCCAGCGCCTGCACGTCGTCCAGGCTGGCCGCTTGTGCCGGCACCCACTCAAGCACCCGGTTGTGTAGGCGCTCAAGGCGAGCCATGGAGGCGGGCACACGCTCTTCACCGATCAGAATCAGGGTTCCCTGGCTGGCGTTGTAGATGTCGGTCAGCACGTTGGCGGCGCTTTTGTCGATCACGTATTGCACGTCGTCGATGATGATCGGGCGGCCCGATCGGCTAAGCTGCTCGGCCACCTGGTCCACCATTTCGCTCAGCGTTTTGGTGGGGATGATGCCCATTTCCCGCAGGATGGCGGTCAGGAACGCTTTCTTGGTCCAGCTCTCGCGGCACTCCACGTAATAGGCACGGTGCAGGTTGGCCGCGTAAGCCGCTGCCAGGCTTTTGCCGTAACCACTGGGGCCGTACATAACGACCAGCCCTGGGAGTTCTGCCGGGCGGTTGGCCGCGCTTTCTACCGCGCGGGCCAGCAGCCCAACGTTGCTCAGTGGTACAATGGTGTTGACGCTCATACATGTTCCTTTGGTTTGGTTCTTGGGTGTCATGGCCATGCGCTACATGGCCCTGCGGGCGCTGACGGTTTTGCCGTCGGCGCTCGCATCCATCACGCGTTTGATGGCGCGGTGGTCGGCGGTCGCCGGGAAACTTTCCAGCCATTCCTGTTCTTTCTTGCTCAACACATCTCCTTCCGTTGCACGCTTCTCAAGTTTCTTCCACAGCCGATAACGGGCCATTGGGTCTTCTGGAATTACAAACGTTTCAGGCTGGCAGGCCGCCAGTTGCTTGGCTTTTGCGCGGCCTGCGGCAAGCTGCCGTTGAAGGTCATCGGTGTTTTCCTCTGGCTCGATGACGCGAATTTCCACATCTTTGCCGGTCACCGTTTTGGCCTTGGTGGCCAGCAGCTTGATCTGGCCTTTCACACGCTTATCACCAGCACGCTGAAGGACGGTTTGAGGCTGGGCCTCTGTGGAATTACCGTGCAGCTCAGCCTCGCCAATCAGCTCGCCTTCAAGGGTAAAAACACCGACGCTTGAGGCGTTGCGGTAATCCCAGGCCACCTTTATTTCCTCGCCGTGGAAATCGCGCAGGCTGTCCAGGAAGTAGATCTCGCTATTAATGCGCACCTCGCCCCGATTGGTTTTGCGCACTTCTTGCGGCCGGGTCAGCGATGCCACCAGGTCAGCCTCGGCGGTAATAGCCTCAAAGCCTTCAACCTCGGCACTCGCCCAGATTTCCATTGGGCTTTGGTGGCGAAAGCGCAGGGTATTCAGGTCGCGAATCTTCCGCAGGCCTGAATGCGGGGTGTGGTTGTATTTCTCTACGGCGGCGGTCAGGCGCTCGTAAAACTCCTGAAATGACGGGATGTTTACCGGCTTGAGCCCGGCTTTTATCGCCTTGCGAGACAGCCTGTGGGCGCGGGTGGCGGCCTGTTTGTCCATATCAGCACCGATGTAGCTGTCAAACTCTTTTGCCAGGCGCACCAGTGTGGTTCTGTGGGGGCGCTCAATAATGCCGCGGCCTTGCGAGTTGTATGGCAGGGCGTGAGTAATGGTGCCACCCAGGCGATCAACCACTTCGTAGACGGCGGCGTTCTTGAAGCCGGAACCGTTATCCACATAGAACAGGCTGAACATACCGGCGTTGGTAATGCCGTGGCGCAAGGCGTCCAGCGTGGCCACGGTGCTTTCCGCCAGGTTCAGCGCAAAGCCCACAATGCGGCGGGTATACCAGTCCAGTACCACGGTAATTTCAGGGCGAAACGCCTGACCGGTCAGCGGGTTCATCACCTCGGCATCAAAGGTATGGCCATCCGATACCCACACATCATTCGGCCACATGTGGTCTGTGCTCCGGCGCTTGAACGGTTGCAACGCTTTCAGTTCTTGCGGGCTACGGCGGCCTTTCTCGCGGGCTTCCGGGGTCAGCTTTTTCAGCCAGCGACGCACCTGGTCAATAGACGGGTGCGGCGGTTCGGTTTGTTCGCGCAATTGCTCAAAGGCGGCGGCAATGCTGGGCTTTTGTGGGCGCTGATACCGCGCCAGAAAAGCAGGCCCCCACGATGGCACGTTCATATCAGCTTTCCGGCGGGCGGGTGCCAGTGCACGTTCGCCATGCTTTTTGAAGTCGGCAAACCAGCGTTTCAGCGTTCGCACCGAGAGTGTGCGGGTGTCGGTTTTGCGATCGTTGGCGCGCACTGCCCGCTCAGCCAGATAAGGCGTTAGAGTTTTCTCACGCGCAGCTTTTACTAACGTGTCGATTGCCTTCTGCTGGCTGGTTACCTGGCTCAATCGCTGAACCTCACGAACGAAGGCCACGCGGGCTGTCATCACAGACATCTGGTCGTCGTTCAGTTCTTCATAGCGGGCCAGTTTCCGTTCCGCTTTCTCGGGCTCCGGCGCTAGCAAATCAGCGCCGGTACCGGAAGAGGTGAACGCCCGGGCCAGCAGTGCGTCACGCGTTACCTGGGGCAGGCTGGCGAAGGCATATTGCAGACCACCGCCGCGGCCTTGGCGCTTCCGTGACCCCCAGCCTTCGTTGCCGGCCTTGAGACTGACGCCGCGGCGAGTTCCAGGCATGCCGTCCAGCCCAGCCAACTCAACCGCTGTGTAGAAATCCTGAACTGGCAACACGCCCCGGCTGCTCATTCCTCGTCTCCCATCAACCGCTTCATCTCACGCATTTCCGCGTGAAGCTTGTCTTTCATCTGCTGCATTTTCCCGTACTGTGCTGCCAACGCCTCGCGGCCATAAGCCACACGACCACCGCGCAGGTGTACCAGCCAGTCGGTAAACCCGTGGCTTTGGCAAACCTCTTCCAGCAACGGCACTCTATATAGAGGGATGTTGTGCTCAGCGCGGGCTGGGCTAGACCAGGCATCCAGCATGTGCTTTGACACGTCGTCACCAGATAGCCGGCTCATTTGTGAGGCAACCTCATAGCGGTCGTGGGGCGATCCTTTTAGAACGCTGCCCACCAGTTCGCTCACTTGGGCAGCGTAGTTACCGCTGCCGGGTGCGGGCACGATGGGCTTTGGAACCTCGAAAATGTCTAATGTGGCGGTATCTTTGACGCGACGCATGGTTAAGCACTCCGTGCTATTTGACAGTGCGCGATAGCGTTAGATTTTGTAGGCTTATGGCCTATAATCGGTTTGCGCTCACCCATGTTTGGGCGATCGCGGCACGGGGTAAGGTCGGGGTTCCAGCGATCTGGCCAAATAGTCCAGGGCTCCAGGTCCAAAACTGTGGCAATGCCGCGCTCAACACGTGGGTATTTCACCCGCTTTGCGTTAAGCACAGATTGACGGCTGATTCCCAGGCCTTGGGCGACCATGGCAAGAGAAGATCCGCGCACACGGAGTTGATATTTAATCCACTCCCAGCGCAGCTCAGAATCAGCCGGTATTTTGGTTTTCATAGCGTCACCTCAGTGGCGTTTTTTTGGGATGTCTATCGGTTACTTGGTACTAAACATAACTTGATAAAGTTAGGCTAGCAACCCCTAAAAGGTTATTTCCATGTTCTTTCCGGTTAAATAGTTAGTCGTAAAGAGTTTAATTATTCGAAATCATGGAGTTACGAAACATGGAAGAAGGCAAGAAAAAAACATCCGCACTTCCAGGCTCAGCCCCCGAAGATGGAAGAGACTTAGAGTTCATTGGAAGACTAAAGGTTCTTGTAGCAGGAACTGGTAGCGCTAATGCGCTGGCTAAGGCGGCAGGGATTTCACAAAGCGGTATACAGCGTTATTTGAATGGCGGTGAGCCTAGTCGAAAAGCGTTAATCGCTATCGCGTTAGCGGGAGGAGTATCTGTCGGCTGGCTGGCCACTGGTCACGGCGAACCAGAAGACCCGGTGACGGCCAGTGCACCAGAGTTAGAAGACTACGCATTTGTTCCTCTCTACGACGCTCAGTGCAGCGCAGGGGACGGCAGCTGGAACGAGGATTCACGCGTGCTCACCAAACTAAGCTTTACGCGGTACAGCCTCAGGAAGCAGGGCCTGACGCCTGACCGCCTTTCAGCGATCCGTATAGATGGTGACTCTATGGAGCCCGTGCTGCACAGCGGCGACACGGTTCTGATTGATCACACCAGAATAACGATTGAGGGCGAGGGTATATATGTACTGCGGCTGGACGGGCATCTCTACGCCAAGCGCCTACAGCGGAATTTTGATGGCGTGGTGGTCATCAGCGCCAATAAAGAATACGCACCAATTACCATTCCTAACAATCGGCTCGATGAACTGGAGATAGTGGGGCGCGCGGTGTGGTCTGCGGGGTGGCTGTGAGCCATCCAGGCTACCCGGGCGGCGGTGCCAAATGTAGCGCCTAAATTAAACATTCGTGCAATTTTCGTGATTTTCTACAGTTGCACTATATTTGGCATCTTTGCTGCGGTGTCATTTCTGGCAATCCCCCTGTTTTCGCGGCGCTCAGCCCAGATTGAACCATTTCTTCCCATTTCTTCCCGTCTTTCTTTTCTATGCCATATCTAATGCTAGTTCACAC